ATTCCGGGCGGATGGCGGGGAACAGCGCCGGCAAAGTTTCGACCGCCGCCGCCAACTGGCGATGGTTCTTGATGACGCGGTCGTTGTGGAGACCTTCGACACGGGTGCGCATGTCGCGTTCGTGGAACTCGGAGCGCGCGAAATAGCGCTCGAGCCACTTGGCCTCGTTGCGCACGACATGGACGATGGTGCCGGAAACCTGCTCCATCGGCCATTGTTCGAGGCGGATTGCAGCGGCGCGGGTCGCTTCGTTGCGCCCGGCCTTGTCGATTTCCATCGACATGAGGCGCTCGAGCACGGCGGGGATCGCGTCGATCCGTTCGTTCTGCACCAGGTAGATCGTGCCCAGGAACGGCGGTTCGCTGGTTTCGACGCCGTTGCTCTTCTGGCCGGTGCCGCGCGGCGAACGTCCGTTGAACAGCACGAGCAGTTCGTTGTGATCGAACTGGCGGCCGCCAGTGCGCTTGTCATCCTGGCGGCCGCTTTCGATCAGGCCGACCGGAAGGTTGGCGACCTTGATCAGGCTGCGCGCGATGAAGGCCGGGGTGGCCTTGTTGGGGTCAAACCCTTCGTATCCGCTGCGGCCGAGCAGCTTCCACAGGAACTCGATCAGGGTGGATTTGCCCGAGCCGGGCTGGCCAGTGATTTCGAGGAAGCCGATGGACTTTTCGCGCTGGCGGATCTGCACCGCAAAAAGCGACATGACGAAGAAGGCCAGGCCGACCATGGCCTTTGACCCCCACGCCGTCCACAGATCGGGCACCCAGGCGAGATCGAGGCGCTCCGGGTCATATTCGATATCGAGCAAGCGCTCGTTGCTGCGCGGCTTCACCGCTGCCTTGCCGAAATCGAAATAGGCCTCGCGGTTGATCTCCACCACGCGGCCTTCGCGCACGGCCAGATCGCCCAGCAGCCAGGCGCGGTGCGCGGCGGAATAGCCGGTGAAGTATATCGGCTCGACCACCTTCAAATTGCGGGTCTGCGCCCGCATCATCCGGTCCAGCTGCTCGCCGCTGCCGCTCCACATGCCGGCGAAAGCCATCATGCGCTTCTTGAATTCGCCGCTGTTGGCACAGGCGGCAGACGAGAACCGGGCCTTCACGGGCCGGTCCTCGAACGGGAAATCGATGTTCAGGAAGTAAGAGGTTTCGTCCGCGATTTCGTCGCGTTCGCGGTAGAGCAGGCGGAACGCGCAGTTGGCGATTTCCTCCACCACGATGCGGCGCTTCTGGGTCTCTTCGTCGAAAGAGACCTTGCAGGACCACAGCCGGTTCTTGTGGCGGAATTCGAACGTGGAAACCGCCTGCTTGTGGTCCGCGATCAGGCGGGCCTTGTCGCGGGCGGTCTCCGCGATCGTGATCGCGCCGTTGTAGCGATACTGGTCGAATGCCCAGTCGGAGAGTGGGGCCTTTTCCTTGTCGCCGGCCCAGTCCAAGTGTTCCTTGAGAAGGTCGTTCCAGTCCTTCTTGGTGCCCTCGCCATCGGGGCGCACCTGTATGGCGCTCGCGTCCCAGCCCTCGGCCGTGGCGCGCTTCACATATTTGATGGTGTATTCGACGCCGGCGCGGCCAACGTCGAAGGCGAAGACGAGGCGGGGGCGCGTGGTGCGCTTGATGCGCTCCAGCTCAACGCGCAGATCGGCCAGGAACAGTTCGGGCCAGTTGTTGGTGGACATGGCCGAGACCGCCACCTTGTGCACCTGGCACAGGGCGGTGGCGTCGAAGATGCCCTCGGTGATCAGGATCTCTTCCGCCTTGGCGATCTCTTCCATCGAGAGGCGCGGCGGAATCCAGCAATGGCCCTTGTATGTGCCGCCCTTGCGGAAATGGGCCTTCTTCTCGAACCGGCCCGGCCGGTCGATCAGCCGTTCCCAATAGGTATCGCCCACCGCGAAGCGGACGGTGGCCGAGGTGTGGTCCGTCTTGTGATCGCGGTAGAGTTCCTGGGTATAGCTGCCGCGCAAGAGGCGCAGATCGAGGCACCGCTCGTGCTGCAAATAGGCATCGGCGGTGGCGGTGGGGTTTTCCTCGGTTTCGGGGAAGCGCTTGGACCAGTCCTCGAACAGATCGGGCAGGGCGTCGCGCACGGAGATTTCCCACCCGCAGCGGTCCTGTCGGCCGCACCGCACGATCTTGGGATCCTTGGCGGCGGCAAAGGCTTCGCGCTTGCCGCAGGCGGGGCATGTGCCCTCCTGCAACCAGGCACCCTTGGTCTTGCGGAACTGGTATTGAGCCTGGAGGCCCTTCAAGATTTCGGCTTCGAGGTTCACGCGGCGCGACCCTCGATCAGCTGGCAGGTGCGCAGCACGAGGTCACGGCCAGCGGGAGTGAGGGCAAATCTGGCGCTGCTTTGGCGCATTGGCTCGCGGGTCAGCTTTTGCAGCGCGCGCTTCCAGGCGGCATCGGTGTATGTCACCAGCCCCTCGCCCTCGCCGAAGGGTGCGCCCTCGATGTCGACATAGGCGGCAGGCGCCCAAAACTGCAGTTCGGCAAAGCCGGCGACGGATGCGAGAAAGGCCCGCTCGGCCGCATTGAGGGCTGGGGCGGTGAGGCGCAGGGCGTGGACAAAGGAAATCCTGCCCGGTGTGGGCAGGGCGCGTTGGCTGGCGGCGCAGTGTGCGCTGGGCATAGGTCCCCCTCCGGCGAAATCGCCGTTGAAAATTCTCGGTCGTGTGGGTGGCTGGCGGGCGTGTGCCCGGCCTGATCAGCCGGTGAACATGCTCATTTGGCTATCATCCTCGCCCTTTTCCGGCGGCATGACATGCGGCACCTGGTCGCGCGGGCAGACTTTCAAATCGAGGTCCGGGCGGTCGATCAGGCCAGGATTGAAGCTGTGCACGAAGGTCAGCTCGTTGAGCCAGGTGTGGCCGCACCCGGTATTGGTGCAGTGGCAGTGCAGGTGTTTCACCGTGGCGGTGATCCGCTCGCTGCGGCGAACGAAGCCGGGCGCCTCGCACTTGGGGCACAGCACGAAGGCGCGGTTCGCCTGGGTGCCGCCCGATCGCATGCGGAATTCCAGCGGCGCATGGATCAGCGGCCGCGATTGTAGATGGCCTTCGCCGCTCATTGGGTCCCTCCCGTGTTTTCGGCGCGTTCGATGGTGGCGAGGCCCTCGGTCAGGGTCTCGATTGCTTCCCGCACTTCTTTCTTGGCCTCGCGGCGCGCCGCAGGGCTGTCAGGCTGGCTACCCGCCTTGATCAGGGCGGCGACCGCCTCCCCGGCTTCCTTCGCGGCGCCCATGGCGATTTCTGACAAGGATTGCCCCAGACCATCCTGCGCGGCGATATCAAGGCGCAAGGCCATGAGGCGGTGGAACGGCGCATAACCGCCGCCCCGCTCGACAAAGGCGCGATCGAGGCGCTCGGCATCGATCATGCGGATCTCGGTTTCGCAATCGTGGTCCGACCAGAGGCGCACGGCCCGGCCGGAAACGCCGCAGATAGCGCCGCAGGTGTCCCAACCGATCACGGCGGCAACCTCGGTGAGGGTGGCCTCGTAAGTGAGGGGTTCGCGCCGCTTCGTCATGCCGCAGCACCCCGCTTCGAAGCGCGTTGCTGATTGAAGAGGACCGCAGCCTGGTAGCGATCTACGCGCTGATCGGTGCCATGCCAGCGAGGTCCTGGCGCCAAATCAACAGGATAGAGATCGGGGCGCAGATGATGACGTGGGACACCGGTGGCGGCTTCAACCCGCAATACGTAGTTGCCGGGAAGGCGCTTGGAGCTTTGCACCCATTTCCAGACAGCGGTGGGCGATACTTCGCAAACGCGAGCCAGTTCGGATTGCGACCCGAGGGCATCGATCGCCTGCAAAAGGGCTTCATAGATGGTGGGTGTTTCAACCATGGTTGAAGGTTTAACCGAGGTTGAAGGGTTCATCAACAACAAAAGTTGCATCGCGCATTTTTACCAAGGTTGTAATGCTCAACCCGTGTTCCGCAGCGATCGTCTCCTTGCCTTGATGGCGCAAGAAAACCTCACGCAGAGCGCACTGGCGCGGCGGGTGGGGGTATCAAACACTGCTATCTGGAAGCTGCTCAACGATCCTGCTCAGGGTTCGAAGCACACTCACAAAATAGCCCGAGAATTGGGCACGAGCGCTGAATACCTAATGGGCGAAACTGACGACCCAAAAGCGAGCGGCGAGATACGTTTCGTCCCGGCGGTTCAATACCCGCCTGCAGAAACAACTGACGCGGACCATGTTGAAATCGACATGATCGATTTCGCCTATGGGATGGGCGGCACGTTCACGGATACCGATCACATCGATGTCGAGAAGGTAGGCTTTTCCCGTCGGTGGCTGCGCCAGTTCACGCATTCGGCGCCCAACCAGCTGTTCACCACCAAGGGCATCGGCGATTCGATGGCGCCGACCATCTCCGATCATGACATCGTCGTGGTCGACAAGTCGGACCGGGTGCCCGAGTTCGCCGACAAGGTCTGGGCGATCGTCTATGGTGGCATGGCGATGATCAAGCGCCTGCGGCAGTTGCCGGACGGTTCGATGCTGATCAGCTCCGACAACCAACTGGTGCGCGATGCGCGGGCTACCGATGGCGAGCTTCACGTCGTCGGCCGCGTGGTCGCTGTCGTTCGGAAGCTATGACCTGGGCGGCCGAGACGAAGCTTCCGGCGATGTCGCTCGCAGTGGTGGGCGCAGACCATGCCAATCGCGATGGCTCAGACCGCCGGTTCGAGATCCTGTTGTGCAAGCCAGGCGAGGTCGTGGAGCTTCGCCCGGAGCCGCGCAATCGGCACGATAGCCGAGCGGTTGCCGTGTTCTCGGCGCGCGGGGTGCAGATCGGATATCTCACGGCCGAGCGATGCGGCCGGATCGGCGGCCTGATCGGCGCCGGTATCGAGATTGATGCTGTCTTTCAGAAGCAAACGCCGTTCGGGGCGTGGATCCGGGTGGCATTCAACGGCGAGACGCCAACCGTCGCGCTCGAGGAGCCCGAGGGCAACGCGGTGCGAGAGACGCGATCGTCTTTCGACCACGACACGAGCTTTTTTCCAGATCCGGTTTGGGATGATGAATAGCATCGCTAATTCAGTGCGTTGATTTGATAGGGCAATAGGGGACCGACATGAGTGAAAAGAAGAAGCTGGGGATCGGGAAGATCCTTGGAATCGGCTGTCTGGGCATCATCGGCATTTTCGTGCTGCTGGGCGTGATCGGTGCGATCGTTGGCGGCAAGAAGGCCGCTACCGATGCACCTGCGGCCGCGACGAGCGATGCACCTGAAAATACGGCGTTGAAGGTCACAGCTGCGCAACTCTCTGCGGCCTTCCAAGCCAATGAGGCGAAAGCGAAGCTCGCGTTTGACGGTCAAACGCTGCAGGTAACTGGCGTCGTCAAGGACATCGATCTGGACTTCACCAACGAACCCCAGATCAAGTTGAAGGGTGCCGGTGAGGTCCAAGGCATGGGCATCAGCCAGGGGGGCAAGATTACCGACGTAACGGTTAGCGGCCTGTCCAAAGAGCAGGCGGCGAACATCGACAAAGGCCAGAAACTGACCGTGACATGCACCAAGGTAGATGAGGTGCTCGGCGGCCCAACGCTGGGTGATTGCAGCCTGTAAGCATTGTGCATTAAATTTATGCTTGCCTTTTTGGAGAAATTCCATGGAAGAAGATGCTGAAAGCCGCGCTGATACTGTATTGGATGCGGACGTTTTAAACGAGCAAGAAATTCCAGAGGGAGTTGATTGGTTCTTGCTCGAGAAGATACTGAATTTTGTCGAGCTTGGTATTCCAATTACGCTAACGCTGAATGTTAGTGGTGCTACGGTCAGCGGCGTATGCATCAGTGCCCGGCAATACATGGATGAACTTCTGAGTGTATTTAAGAAGATTTACTCAAAACTTGGCGATGATGTTGCAACCAAATTGATCGAGATTTCAAAGGAAGAATATCCATCCCCTGAAGAAATTCTCGAGAGGGGGCAGATAACTAGGAATTATCTTCACCTTGTGGATGCTCGAATTGTAGCCCCTGGTGGAAGTCCTATTCCTTACAACGAAGGTATGCTCTGGAGGGGTAAGATCAGTTCTGTAGACGGATTTGCCATCGGCCAGATATCGCCATCTAAGGATTGAACATGGCCGCGTCCAAAGACAACTCCGGGTTAGACCGTCATCGGATACATCTACGCTCGCTGAAGGGCGGCGGGTGATGCACATCACCTAAATGCCAACGCTCTCCACCTTGATCGCCATGACGGCGCTCACCGCCTGCCCTAATCCGGTTGTCCATGATGGTGACACCATCCGCTGCGGAATCGAGCGGGTGCGCTTGGCTAATATCGATGCGCCGGAGCTTTTGGGGAGCGAGCGGTGCAGCGCCGCTTCCCGCCGGCGCCTTGCCAGGAGCCGGAATCCAGCTTGGTGCGACAGCGCGCTAGGCGAGCGATCGAGGGATGCCCTGGCCGCGCTGGTTGCGCGCGGGCAAACCTCGATCGCTCCGGTGGGCCGTGATCGCTACGGCCGGTTGCTGGCGCGGGTGGTAGTCAATGGGCACGATGCCGGAGCCTACCTGATCGGCCAAGGGCTGGCGCGGCCCTGGCGTTAAACGCTCTGCAATTCGAGCCGCTGTTTCAGGCCGCCGCCGCCCATGGTGGTCTCGAGGCTTTCTACCAGCCAGGATGTGCCGTCGATCGCACTGGTCCAGCCTGACAAGGTGGCCTTGGCGTTGGGCTGGATCTGCATGTTCGCCGTTGCCAGTTCATAGGTGAAGACGCGCTTGCCCCGTGCGCGCTTCTTCGCCTCGGCCGTGGTGGCCTGCTGGGCCTCAGCTTCGCTGGCATAGACGCGCTTCAGGCGCTTGCGGTTGCTGCCGGCGGTCTTGTGCGTGCGGCGCTGGCCGGTGCCGGAATCGTGCCACTGCGCCTCGGCCCCGTCATACTGCCCGCGATCGGCCTGACGGCAGGACCATGTCCATCCGTTTTTGCGGGTGAGAGCGATGGTAGGAATCGTCTTGCCGGTGGCTGTGGTGGCGCTGCCCACGGGCATGAAGATAAGCTGCTTGTTCTTCCACGTCGCCACGGCATCATAGCGCTGGCCGAGATCTTTGACCAAGGCGTGGTCGCTCTTGTTGTGCTGCTCGAGCAGGGCAATGGCCAGACCGGCTAAATCGGGGTGCACCTGCGCCGCCAGGTCATTGCGCGTGGCGATGGCGGAGAGGAGGGCGCCCAGCGTGGTATCCTTCCACACCTTCACCCGGCGCTGGCGCGCGGTGCCGGTGAAATCGGCCGAGCGGGCGCGGATCATGATCTTGTCGGGCGGGCCACTCTCTTCCACCTCGTCCACGCGGAACGCGCCCTTGTCGACCAGGCCGACGGTCACGTCGTCCCCGCTTTCCCAGCCTAGCGCCAGACGGATGTAGCGGCCCGTGCTGGGCGCCTTCAACTGGCCATCGTGGTTGTGGAGGGTGAGCGACAACTCGTCTGCCTCCCCGCCGCGCTTTTCGGTGAGGGTCAGCTCGAGATAGCGCGGGTCGATCTTGTCGGCCAGATCGGTGCCATCGTCGAGAGTGAGGCGGATGCCGGCCTTGTTTGCGGCCATGGGTCAGGCCTTGCGCTTGAGCGTGACAGTGAAATCGATGCTGCGCGGGATGCCGCCCGCCATGATGGTTTGGTGGGTGAGATCGAGGCCGACGATCACGTAATAGCCCCAGACCTCGCCCAGGCCGTTCATCAGCGCCCAGGCATCGCCAGTGTCGCCCATGCTTACCAGCGTATCGAGCGCGCTATACTTTCCCGCGATCTCCGGGATGCAGCTGCCGGCGATCGTCACGTCGTCGTCGCCAGGGCCGATGAACTGCACGGCCGGGCGGGCGCCAAAGCGCTCGCTCGCCTCGTGGCGCCACGTGATGCGCCGCTGCAGCTCCGAATAGGCGAGCGTGTCCATGCCGAAGATGAACATGCCCAGCGTCAGGAGCTGACCGGGAGTAGCGGCCGATGCCATCAGCGGCCGTCCGTGTCATAGCGCGAACGGGTGGAAACGCCCTGGGCGGCTTCCAACTCGCGCCGCACCTGGCGTGCGAGATCCTTCACGTCCATGCCGGGGGCGGCGTGGACGTGGATGACGATGGAAGCGGCGGCAGCGGGCACCGAGTTGGCGGCGCGTGCGGCCGGGCGGATCGCGGCGGCGGGGGCCAGACGGGGCACGGCCGACGCGATCGACGGCGAGAGCGAAAGCGCGCCGGCTGACGCCACGCCGATGGCCATGCGCCGCGCAGCCTGGGCTGCGCCGCCGCGCCCGCCGTCGATGCCCAGGCGCAATCCATCGGTGATGTGGCCACCCATCGCCATGAACACGCGGGACGGGGACTTGATTCCCAACGCCGCGGCGAATCGCGCGCCCACCGCCCCGGCGAGATCGAGAAAGGCGCGGATCACGCTGCCGGTCATCGAGGCGATGCCCCGGATCAGCCCGCCGATGATGTTCACGCCAAAGCCGAAGAATTTGCCGGCAAGTCCTGCCAGGAACGTGCCAATGGTGATCCATGGCTGGATGAAGGGCGCAACGATGCCGGCGACGGTGCGCACCATGGTCATCGTCGCGGCCTTGATGCCATCCCAGTGACGATAGACCAGTGAGGCGGCGTAAACGATCGCGGCCAGAAAGGGCGTGAAGATGACCAGGGCGCCGAGGAAGACGTTGCGGATCGTGGTCCAGTTGCGCTGGAAAAAGCCGGAGATCGGCCCCCAATAGCGATAGACCGCGTAGGCGACGCCAGCCACGGCCAGCACCGTCAGGCCGATTGGGCCGGTCAGCAGCGTGAAGCCAGCGGCGAGGCGGGGCAGGAGGCTGGCCACCGTGCCCAGCGCCTGGGCGCGGCCGAACAGACCCCACAGCGAGGAGACCGGCCCCAGCACGCTCCCGAACGCGAATTGTAGCGCGCCGATACCGACGCGAGCCGTCACGGCGCTGGCCGCGATCGAGGCGATCGAGCTGGCCAATTGCGGATTAGCCGATGCCCATTGGCCGACGCTGTCCATTGCGTTGGTGATGGCGCCGAGAAACGGCATGAATTGCGGCAAGAGCTGGGTGCCCACCACGATCGCCAGGCGCTGGAGCTGGCCGGTGAAGTCCCGCCACTGGACGCTGGCGTCACGTGCTTCGCGCTGGCCGAATGACTGATCAATCGTGCCCTTGCTCTCACTTTGAAGGCGGGCGCGCATTTTCCGATAGGCGTCCATGTCCTTCATCAACGCAAGCAAGCCCATCTGCGCCTGCATGTCCTCGACCACCCAGCCCAGTTTCGCTTGGTCGCCACCGATTGCTTTTTGTGTGACGGTAGCGAAGGCCTCCATCGAGGACATGCCTTGAGCTTTGAATTTCTTCATTGCTGCGGGAAGGTCTACGCCGAACTTCTTCTGGAAGGCGTTTATCACGGTGGGCGAGTTGATCTTGGACAGCAGGTTGGTGATGTTGTTGGCCGCTTCGTCGGCATTGCCTGCAGTGTTCATGGCCATTTGCAGAGCGGCCGTTAGATCTGCGACTGCCGGCGTGCCCACATCTCCCAAAGCTTGAAGGCGCGCGGTCAACGCCGGAAAGTTTCGTGCCATATCGGCAACCTCGAAGCTGCCAAGTTTGCTGCCGAGCGCCATGATATCGAGCGCTTTTGTAGTGTCCGCCAACGACACTTGCAGATTGTTGAGGTTGGCAAAGGCCGCTGCGCTACCGTCGGCCAAATCCACTTTCATGGCAGTTGCCAATCGACCGATCGGGCCAATCATCTGGATGGCCTGGCGCGGATCCATGCCCTTGCCCGCCAGGACATCGATGCCGGCGCGCATATCCTCGGGCAACTGGTGGGAAGCGCGGGCCAGCTGCATGATGCTGGCGGCCATGCGATCGGTTTCGGCGTTGGTGAGCTCAGCCTTCTGCTGAATATCGACCATGCCGCTACTGAAATCCATGGCGGCCTTGCCGGCCAGGACGAACGGCGCGGCCATAGCCACGCCGCCCAGCATGTTGTCCTGCCCCCGGCTTTTCATTTCCTGGCCGCGCCGGGCCATTGCCGCCACATCGGCGTTCACGGCGGCGAGGCGGCGCTGGCGCTGCAGCTGCCGGTTCACGCCCTCGATCGAGCGCTCGAGTTCGCGCTCACGATTGATCGCCTCGGTAAGGTTGCCGTTGCCCTGCTCGATCTGGCGCCGCGTGGCCTTGAGCTGGTTTTCCAGCTTGCGGTTCTCGCCGGTGAGCGCCTTGATCGACGTGCTGCCCTGACGGCTTAGGCCGACGATGTTGCGCAGCGCGCCAGACATCTTGTCGACGCCGACGAAGTTGATCAGCAGGGAGAGCTTGTTGCTCATGATGGCTTGTCCTTACTGCCCCACATGCGGTTCCAGCGGTCGATCGCCTTGCCGCGCCAGAGCATGAGATCGGCAAGGTCGAGCGCCTCGATCTCTGCCAGGGGCCAATGAAAGATCGCGGCGATATCGGCGATCATGTCTTCGGCGCGAATTCCTCGAGCATCATCGTCATCAGTTTCCGCTCCGTCGCCGACATGAAAAAACCGCGCACCACTCCCGCGAGTTCGGCCAAGTCATCTGCTGCCAGATTATCCACTTCGGGAGCGGTGAGTGGCGGGTTGGAAATGCGCGGGAGCAACGTCAGCACCGCCACCACATCGTTTTGCAGCAGGCTTTGCAGAGAAAGCCCGCGCAATGCGCCGCCGCGCGGCTTGGTCAACATAATGGACGCGATGGTCTGCTCGCCGCGCTTGATCGGTTCAGACAGTTCGACCGTGACGGTGCTGGGGTTGGTTTCGGTGACGTCGGGCGGGCTATCGGCCATGTGCGGGGCTTCCTGTGCTAGGCGGGGCGGGAAGGCCGGGGGCGGGAAACGGATAAGCGCCCCCGGCCACCATCGACCGGCGCCCCGCAACAGGACCGGCGATGGATCTGCGATGTGGGATGTTTGGGGTAGGGCTCGCGCGCGCGCCAGCACGACGGCGGGTAAAGAGCCGCGCTACCGGAGGGGAACGGCCTGGGGTGGAGATGGGGGTCGACCCCAGGCCGTGCGCTCGCCGTGGAAGCGGGGGGCGCGGGCACATTTCTAGCTGATTTAACCTGTTCCGGCAATTTGTTACGTCACCAGCCCGTGGGATGGTCATCGCGACATGAAGAGGGCTTGGGATGGGTGCCGCGACCCATCCCAAGCCCGGCGCGAACCGTGGTAGGCTGCGCGCCTTTACGTGCTAGGGACCCGCACCTAGCCGTGCTGTGTACTTTGACATCAACTGGTGAGGATGGCCATGATCTCGGCATAGCGGTCGATGCCGCCGAACTTGTAAATGCCTGCCAGCATATCGATCTCCACTTCCTCGACGCCGTCGACGACGCGACGGTAATACGCGACCGCCAT